CTATTTCGATAAGTTTATTTATAATTTGATTTACTAGATCTTCATCTTCTAACGTTTGTTCTGAAATTATAAAAGCAACATCATCATTTAGTAGTATGTAATATCCTTTATCACCATAAATCATACCTAGTAAGGCTATTACTACCCCTATTGATTTACTTCCGAAAGACCTTATTAATCTTCTAACTTTAATATCACTCATAAAGTCAGCATTTAAAGGGTAATAGTCTAACCCCTCTTTAACAGGTCTTGCCATTTCTACCCCCTCCCTCTAAAGGTGTTGTGCAGCATATAAATTTCATCCGCATAGTAGCCAACATCTTCATCGTTAAAGCCTTTTCTATAACCGTTGGCCACCTGCCATTTTAACTTATTTACTGCTAGTAATAATGCTCTGTCATAACTCATATATACACCCCTTTACAAATAAATTTCTAAGCCTTTCTTCGCTATATTAACCGGATGGCCTATTGCTTTTTCAACCTCACTTTTAAATAATTCTGCGTCTGAATTAGCGTTTGATAAATGAACTAATGTTAAAGTTTTTAGTTTGCTTAAATCACTAGCTTTTAAAAAATCTATACAGTTCTGTAACTCAAAATGAGATTGAACAACCCTATTTCTTAAAAACATCTTATCTTCTAATGTTCTATCAATTATTTCTTTTGAGTAGTTACATTCAACTAAGATGTGATTAACATTTTTAAATCGATACTTAACATAGTAAGTATCAGTTATATATAAAATTGTCTCGCCTGTTGGTACATGTTTTATTAGAAAACCTACATTTTCTACATCATGCTCTAACTCAAAGGCTAGTATATTGAAATTCCCTACTATATGCCGGCTATTTGCCTTTACAACCTTACATCTATGATTTAGTACGTCTTTATGTTCAAATACGCTTGTAAGGGCATATACATTGATTCCGTTTTCAACTAAATCTTTAATCCCTTTGGAGTGGTCATTATGTAGGTGTGTTATTAAACACCCTGCAACCTTATCAACCCTATAATCTATAAATTTTAGTATGTCTTTATACTTAAAGCCTGCATCTAGTAATAATATCTCATCGTTTATCTCTAGGGAGTAGCAGTTACCACTACTCCCAGAGCCTAATACTTTTATCTTATTCATGGCTAAAATGGTACAATTGGATCTTCCACTTCTTCAAATCCATCAAACATAATTTGTCCATCTGCAGGTTTTTCCTCTGTAGGTTTTTCTTCTTTATTAGTAGTTGGTTTAGTTTCCGTTGGAGTTTCTTCCACCTCTTCAAAGTCGGCATCTATAACCTCGCTATTAGCATTATTGCTTATTTCTTCCTCTATGGTATTATCAATAATTTCAGCCTGTCTTTTATCTGTTTTTTCTTCATCACTATTAGCATATGAGTTAGAAAATAATAAATTCATATCATCTGATGTATTTACATAGAACTTGCAAGCCCTATTTATTACTGTCCTTATTGCCATCTGGTCGGGAAATTTTGTATGTGCCTTACTATTCCCTTTAGCAGACCCCATAGACCAAGCATTTTTTATTTGTGCCATATTCATTACTTCTGTATGTAAAACACCCTTTTCGCCTATTATTAATGCAAAAGCACCTTTTATTTTTGAAGTATCAACATTTTCAAAACTTCTTTCAAATTTTTTAATCTTTATGCATCCGGTATTGTAATCAAATTCCGTTTCAAAAGTATCTTTATCATAAATCGCATATCCTTTTACATCTTTAATTTCAGGAACAGTTGCTTTTGTTACCGCTATTGTGCCAAGGTATGATCTTGATAATGTTAGTTTTTTTCCGTAAGCTATAAAATAACATTGATTTTTAGCTGGTGTTAGACCCTGTACTGCCATATCAAGTAATGCTTGATATATAGAATCTTTTGTACACGTTTCTAGTACTGGCTTATCATTAGAGTCTTTAGTTTGAACTAATGTTAAATATGCAGACTTCATCGCATTTTCAACGCTATATGTACTAGGTAAATGCAAAACTCCGTCATTAATATATTTCGTTATTGCATTTAATGCAGAGTCTGTAATATTTTTTTCTGTAACATATCCTTTTTCTTTATTTTCTACTACCTGATTACTCATTGAATGTACCCCCTGAAATTTGTAATTCTTCTACATTGTCTGCCCTTAAATTGATAACCTGTGTATCAACATTTTCTAGCAGTATAATTGACTCTCTATTGTCTATAAATATTGGTAGCTTTATTTCATGGTGCTTGCTAACTGTATTTATAATCGCTAATCCGGAATTAATCTTTTTAGCTGTGTTAAGGTCATTAAATGGAACACCATCTACCATTACCTGACAACACTCATTTATTCCACCATTAACCTGCGTTTCAAATAACTTAAAATCTACTCCATTGAAATGCTTGTTAATATTGCCCTCTAGGATATCAACCTTAGATTTAATAAATAACTCGCATAACTCAATATCTCTTTCTATGCAGGCCAACTCTTTAACTAGGCCTTTTTCTTTTTCTTCAAGGCCTGTTATTCTAGTTTTTATTTCATCATCAACCTTTGATTTACCAAGGTTTTCTAGCATAACTTCTAATTTTTCCTTATGTTCGCTAATTAAAGCTTTATACTTTTCCTTTTCTTCGTTGTTGCTGTTGTTCTTGGCCTTTTCTATTTCTTCATCAATAGCCTTTATGTTTTCTTCTAAGTCTTTAAGCTGTTCTAGTTCTTCACTAGTGTATATTGGCTTATTATCAAACTGATCTAGTTCCTTCTGTAATTCCATAACGGCCATACTAACCTTGTTGACCTTTTTAAATTGTTCTGTTTTTAGGTCAATAACATCTTTTAATACTGCCTCGTTATACTCTATCTTCTTAGCTGTTTCCTTGCCTTTAGTAGTGATACTTTCCAACTTCTTGGCCCTATCACTATTGAATAACTCTAAGTATTTTTCTTTTTCTTCCTCAAAATTATCTAAAGGCTTACCACAATAAGGGCAATTTTCTTTAATAGTGGATAAATCAGCCTTAGACTTATAAACTTCGCTATATTCATCAGCATACTTATCCTTGGCTATCTTTAAGGCTTTTAATTCATTTTCTAATGCCTTTTGTTTAGCCTCGTAATCATTCATAACGTCCCTTAGTTCTCTTTCCTTGGCTTTATTTGTACTAATCTTTTCCCTTAGTTCATTCTTAACCTTAAAAGCCCTATCACTGGCAACGGACCTAATGTATCTTAATTTTGTATCCTCTATGGTACGCTTATCATGTAAAGCATTAATCTCATCAATGTTATTTTTAATCCCTGACGCTTTCTGTTCTAAAGATTCTATTTTGGTATTTTTAAGCTTAATTGCGTCTTTTAGGTCATCCACGCTAATATTAGATAACATACTCTGTTGCTCTGCTATCCTGATAGGTATTTCTTTCTTTTGGTCTGCAAGCTTCTTCATAGTAGCCTTTTTGCTTTTTAACAGGTTATCAACACCCTTGTTAATAACCGCATCTTTTATAGGCTCTAGCTCCGGCTTGTAGGCAATAACATCTTCAATATCGACCTCACCAGCTATAGATAATACTATCTCTCTTGCATCTTTCCACTTTATCTGTGTACTAAAATATAATGGATTAGTTAATAGCTTAAATAAATCTTCACTAGTGAATTTATCTTCTATTAACTTTTTGTAGTCATTCTTCTTGTAAGGTACATCGTCAACCTCGTATAAGGTTTCATTGCCTGTAAATGTTTCTTCTGATGTACCTCTCTTTGTTGTCCATTTTTCCTTGTATGTTTTCTTTAGTAATAGCAGGACCCCATCAATTTCAAACTCACCGCAAACCTCTACATCAACCCTTATAGGCATGTTATTCTTGTCTAGTGGCTTAATGCTAAAGTCTGTTCTATTGTCGCTATCCTTGTCAAACAACAGCCATGTAAATGCGTCAAATACTGTTGTTTTACCACTAGCATTATCACCAGTGATATAAGTTTCCTTGCCCTCAAAACTAATATCTAGGCTTTTAATTCCCTTGAAATTATTAATTTTGAGCCTTTTTAACGTGATTTCTTTCATTTCCTATTCTCCTTTTTGAAAATATATGTTATAATTATTACAACCTTATTTGAAAGCTCGTAAGAGCGTTATAATTATTTATACGCTTGGTTTAGTGATGTTCCCCTTGCGTATGCTGT